GCCGACGACCCGGCGCGGCTGGCAGCCCTGCGTGAGTCGGCCGGCGAATTGGGCGCGCTCAACCGTATGCAGGAACTGCGTGCGGCGGGCGCTGGGCCGGCGGCCAACCTGATGGTCCGTGAGCGTCCGGGGCTTCTGTCGCGCGGCATCGCCGCCGCTACGCTGTCGCCGTTTCCGTCCCTGCGGATCGGCGCGGTCGGCGCCGAGCAGGTCGAGAAGGCAATCATGGCGCCGCGCGTGCAGCGCCAGATCGCCGAAGCGTTTGCCAGCGGTCAGGCTATGAACCGCATGTTGCGGACGTTCCCCGGCGCAGCCCGCATCTCTGAGCAGGTCAGCCGCCTGCCGGCTGAAGTCCGCAACGTCATTGCGCAGTCGATTATCAATCAGGCGCTGCCTGAAGTTGACGTGCCGGGGGGCGACAGGCCTTTCAGCAACATCGACTACGACGAGTACGGCAACTACATCGGACCACGGTAAACTTGGGCGCAGAAATGACTACGATTGACCAGACTGAAGCACGGCTAAACACGCACGAGGAAATCTGCACCCTGCGATACGAAAGCATCTGCGCCCGGCTCAAGCGGCTGGAGAGCGTGAGCATGGGTGCTGCCGGTACGATTATCGTTCTGCTGGTGGGTATCCTCGCAACGCTGCTGGGGTTCAAATGAGCATCATCCTCGGCGCCCGCTCGCTGTCGCGGCTAGAGGGGGTGCACCCCGATCTGGTCCGCGTCGTCAAGAAAGCCGCCGCGATGTCGGACCTCGACTTCACGGTGCTCGAAGGTCTGCGCACGATGGAGCGCCAGCGGCAGTTGATGGCGCAGGGCGCAACGCGCACGCTCAACTCGCGTCACCTGACCGGACACGCCGTCGATCTGGCGCCTATGATCGGCGGTAAGGTATCTTGGGACTGGCCGCTTTATCACCGGCTGGCCAAGATCGTGAAGGCCGCTGCCGCGGCCGAGAACGTCCCTATCCAGTGGGGTGGGGACTGGCGTACCTTCAAGGACGGCCCGCACTGGGAACTGCCTTGGAAGGCTTATCCGAAAGGAAAATGATATGGCACTAATTCTTTGGCTTCTGGCTCGTCTGAAAGAGCCGAGTACTTATGCTGGCTTCGCTGGCCTCGCGCTGGCGGTCGGCCTGTCGGACGTGCAGTGGGCGGCTGTCTCCACGGCGGTTGCTGGTCTGGCAGGGGTCGCCGCTGTGTTCCTGTCGGAAGCGCCCAAGGCGTGATTAAACTTCTGTCGTCCCTGCTGTCGCTCTTGGACCGCCTCTGGGCGGCGTGGGATCAATCCAAGTGGCAGCAGCAGGGACGGCAGCAAGCGCAGAAGGAAGCAGCCGATGAAGTGCAACGGCAACTGGACTTGGCTGAAGCCGCTGCTCGGCTTGACGATCCTGAGCGCAACGAGCGGCTGCGCTCACGTTTCGACGACGCCGCCGGCGGTTAGTCCGTACTGCGCAGTGGCGCATCCCATTCGTTACGATAGTCGGATCGACCGGCCGGAGACGGTGCGCCAGATTGAGGCGCATAACTCTGTGTGGGCTTGTCTGTGCGAGCAAGACTGCCCTTCCACCGCTCCAGATACCAGATAGCTTTGCCGACCTCCTGCGCCGTGGCGTCCTTGTGGCCCGCACGGCTCAGGTACTTGAGCGCATTCCCGCGGCAGTAGCCCGCGAACTCTTCCGGCGACAGCTTGGCCTGAATGTAGTCGATGGCCTCAATCCCGCCCGTCTGGTAGTGCGGCGGTTGGTTGACCATGTCGGCTTTCATCGCCAGCGCCGCGCCCCACGATCCGGGGTCGGATTGATCGTCGATCACTTCTTCATCTCCTTCAACATCTCGCGGCGCTCGCGCATGACGCGCAGCTTGCTCAGGCGCTGGTGCAGCCGCCGGGCGATGGCGGGGCGCTTGTAGACACGCACCTCCTCGTCCAGCATACGCTCCAGCGTCTCCTCATCGTAGTCGGGCAGTTTCACGGCAATCGTCTGCCAAGATACCTTAGCCATTTTTCAATTCCTCAAGGGCCAGATCGGACACGCTGCGCTTGTCGTGCAGCGCGCCCCAGATGCGTTCGTCGATGGTTTTGTCCGTCAGCATGACGTAGACCCAAACGTCGTGCTTCTGCCCACTGCGGTGCAGGCGCCCAACGGTTTGTTCGTAAAGTTCTAGCGACCACGGCAGCGACAGGAACACCATGTGGCAGCCGCCGTGCTGAAGGTTGAGGCCGTGGCCGGCCGACTTGGGGTGGACCAGCAGCAGTTCGACCTCGCCGCGGTTCCAGCGGTCGATGACGTTCTCGTCGTCCATCGTCTGCGCGTGCGGAAAGCGGCGCTTCAACTCGGCCAACTCTTCCAGATAGCTGTACGCGACGATGGTGTTCGCCCGCTGGTTTTCCTCTAGCAGTTCGGCCAGCCGGTCAAACTTGTGGCGGCTAAACCAGATGCTCTCCACGCCGCCGCCGCGGTTGTAGGCGAAGCCGCTGGCCATCTGTTGCAGCTTGCTCGTCACCGACGCGGCGTTCTGCGCGATGACCTGTTCGTTGCCGAAACGTGCAACGTATTCCCGCTTCATGTTATCATATGGCGTGCGATCTGTTAACGAAACCCGCACTTCGTTTACATGACACGGCGGCAGCTTGTCCTTGTACTCGCCCGGCTCCAGCACGAAGGTCGCCGGACGGATGCGCTGCATCACCTGCTCCAGCGCGCCGTGCGCCGGTATCCACTGGCCGAAGTCGCGGTTGATGCAGATGAAGTACTGCTGCATGAACGCGCCCTTGGCGCGGCCCAGCAGCGACTGGTCCACGATCTTGCACTGGCCGAAGACATCCTCAAGGCCGTTCGATGTGAACGAGCCGGTCAGCCCCCAGCGCACGTTGATGGGGCCGATCAGCTTCTCCAGCGCCTTGAAGCGTTTGCCGCCGGGGTTCTTCAGCCGCGTGAGTTCGTCGAAGACGATCCCGTCAAAAGCGGACAGGTCGCGCACGGCCTGAAGGTTATCGTAATTCGTGACGACAACCTGAGCGTCGCTGTTCCAAGCATCGGCACGTTCGGCGGGGGTTCCGACTGCAACGCGCAGAGCAATTCCCGGCGCCCACTTCGGCTGCTCGACAGGCCAGACGTCGGTGCACACACGCTTTGGCGCAAGCACGAGCCAGCGTTTGACATGGCCGTCCTCCAGCATCGCCTTCATGGCGGTCAGCGTGATTGCGGTCTTCCCCGCGCCAACTGGCGCGAGGATCATCGCGCGGTCGCGCTCGTAGAGGAAGTCAGCCGCGTCCTCTTGGTAGGGTCTCAGGCGAAGCGCTTGCACCACTCGTCCACGTCCTCTTTCGACCACAGGCAGGCGTAGTGCTGCTTGGTGTGCTGCATCTCGATGGCGAAGATTTGCTGCAAGGCGGACAGGCGACCGCCGGGCTTCTTCAACTCCACGAACCACGCCTCGCCGTTCGGCATACAGGCAATGCGGTCGGCCACGCCCCGCTGCGATACGCTGCGGAACTTGTAGGCGTAACCGCCCAGCGCCTTCACGCACTGCACGAAATAGCGTTCGATCTCTGCTTCGGTCATGCGAGACGGCTACTCCAAAATTTTTTGCAAATCAAGAATTGACCTACTTTTTGTGTCGTGTATGGTGGGCTTCCCAAACAGTAAAGTAAGGTACAGTCATGCAGCATAGTAGGATCGTCGGCGGCTCGACCGCCAAGCGCGTCATCAATTGCCCCGGCAGTGTGGCGCTGGTGGACAAGATGCCGCCGCAACCCAGCAGCAGCTACGCCGATGAGGGTACGCTCCTGCACGACACCATCGCAGACATTCTGGATGCCAAGGGCACCATCGAAGACTACGTCGGTCGCACGCACAACGACGTGGTGCTGACCGAAGACCTGATCGACAGCAAGCTGCGCCCGGCGCTGGCCGCGCTCGACAGCGTCGATCCTGACGTGCAGATGCAGTACATGATCGAGAGCAGGGTCGGCTTCGGCGATCTTCTGCCCGACGTGTTCGGCTCGACCGATCTCTTGGGCCGCATCGACAACCGCGCCATCGTGCTGGACTGGAAGTTCGGTGACGGCGTGCCAGTGAGCCCTGAAGAAAACCCGCAACTGCTGTTCTACGCTGCGGCTGCCATGCGGACGCCGCAGACCAAGTGGGTGTTCGAGGGCGCCGACGAGGTCGAACTCATCATCGTCCAGCCGCCGAGCATCAAACGCTGGCTGACGACGCCTGCGCGCGTCAAGGCGTTCGAGG